GTATTATATGATATATACCAAATGCAATATAACTAACTACTATAATTGAGCTAACAGCTATAAGCGCATATACAAAATTACGAAACGTAAAGATCCTATTCATACAAGTATTATCGGGTGTTCTATATAAAAATCAACTAAATAAGTTAATGAAGCACACGTACAAAATACTGCTCACTGGGTTTGCTATCCTCGCTGGTTTAGTTGTATTAAGAATAAAAGATCCGTTTTTTATTGAAACGGCCCGGTTAAAAGGAGTAGATTACTATCAAAGGCAACAAAGTAAAGTAAAAAGTAATAATATTGTTGTAGTAACCATAGACGAGGCGTCGTTAGACAGGTTTGGCCAGTTCCCCTGGTCCAGAGCAATATTAAGCGAAGGTTTGGAAAAAGCATTTAATAGTGGTGCGCAAGTTGTAGTTATGCCTATTCTATTTTCTGAAAAAGATAGATTAGGTGGTGATACTATATTTAATATGACTTTACAAAAATATCCAGTCATAACTGCACAATCAGCTTCCCAAAAAGGTAAGGGTCAACCAGTACCACGAGGCTTAGCTACAATAGGTGATGGGTTAGGAGATTGGTTGTTTACGTATCCTGCTGCTATTGGTCCTACTAAAGAAATAGGGCAATCATCTGCTGGTGTTGGTATGTTACTGACTACACCTGAACTCGATGCTGTTACCAGACGTTTACCTTTAGTGGTTAAAGTAAAGGGAGAGGTATACCCTACTATACCTTTAGAAGCATTGCGTATATTTGGTGGTGAAGAGTCTTATCAAGCTAAAGTAGATGAAGCAGGAGTACAAGCTATTAGAGTTAAAGGTACCCCGCCTATTACTACTGATGCTAATGGTAGAGTGTGGATAAACTTTAAATACGACTTCGATACAGTATCTTATGCAGATGCTAATTGGTCTATCTGTAAAGATAAAATAGTGTTTATTGCATTAACTGCAGAAGGCCTAAATAATACTGTAGCTACACCTGTTGGTATTTCACAAGGATACGAGATATCTGCTCAAACCTTGCAAATGTTAATAGATAATAGCAGATTACAAAGACCTTCAACCTTCGACTTATATGAGCTTACAGGTGGTATTATACTTGCTATTATTCTTATTGTTGCTGCTTGTTATTTGGGGTATATCCTAAACGGTTTACTAATCACAGCATTCTTATGTGTACCTTATTTTATTGGATTACGCTTATTTGCTAATTACGGATATCTTACGGATTATACGTGGCCTACTTTAGCGGTATTGTTACCCTGGGTAGGTGCTATATTCTTTAGATTCGTAATGGAGTTTAAGTTAAAGCAGCAGATCAAGAAGCAATTCGGTACCTATCTATCACCAGCAATGGTTGAGAAGTTGCAAGAGAATCCAGACTTATTGAGGTTAGGTGGTGATAGTAGAGAGTTATCTATTATGTTTACTGACGTGAGAGGCTTTACTACTATATCAGAGCATTATGGTAAAGACGTACAAGGACTAACAAAGATAATGAACCGGTATATGACTGCTATGACTAAGGCTATATTAGATAATAATGGTACGTTAGACAAGTATATAGGTGACGCACAAATGGCCTTTTGGAATGCACCATTAGATGATAAAGAGCATGCATTAAATGCATTGAAAACAGCAATGATAATGTTAAATAATTTAGATGAGTTTAATAAAGAAATTGCTCAAGAAGGTGTCCCAGCCTTTGGTATGGGTCTTGGAATCAACACAGATACTGTTGTTGTTGGTAATATGGGCAGTACTCAGCGTTTCGATTACACTTGCTTGGGCGATGGAGTTAATCTGGCCTCGAGGTTAGAAGGACAATCTAAACCTTATGGTGTAAAGATAGTAATAGGTCCTAAGACCTACGAATACGTTAAAGACAAATACAAGTGCTTTGAATTAGATTGTATTGCTGTTAAAGGTAAAAAGGAAGGTGTAAAGATATATACTGTTGTACAGAATAACTTTATTACAATGGAGAAACCTTATGTAGGGCAAATACATAACGGGTTCTTATCTGATTACAGAGTACAAAATTGGGATAATGCTATACAATTAGCTAAATCGCTAACAACTTATAATCCAGAATTAGCTCACTATTATGAAAATATGATAGAAAGAATTAATGAACTTAGAAACGCCAACTTACCAGCTGATTGGGATGGAGTGTTTAGAGCCACTTCGAAGTAATTAAACGTTACCGAACACCCAGTCCTTAGTAAGTCCTTTATTAAAAATACTATTAGGTATTAAAGGACCTCTTACTGGATCGTTAATTAACATTTCCCATGTAGGTATAGGCATTGATGCTACCTTTTCTACAGAACTTGGGTATAGCTTTTTATTGAGTAATTTCTGACCTTCAAATATCATTATCCATTGCTCCACACCAAAAGGTGGTACTTTCATCTCATTAACTAAAGGATCTAACTCTAAAGGTATCTTTTTATGTCTATTAATTAATTCAGTAATACTGTCAAGTATTACATTATTCTTCTTAAAGTCTTTCCAGAATGTAGTGTCTTTTCTCTTTGTAAGGTAGTGTATTTGTATTGCTGGTAAAAAGCGGTTCACTACATCTATATAAAAGTTGTTCAATTCATCTTTGGGCTTCTGATCGTTTATATTAATGAAGATATTTTTAAACGTACTTCTTATACCTACATCCAGTAGCATAAGAGCTGCCCACAAAGAAGTAGCTTCTAATGGTTCTGCAAACCCAGTCGATAAACCTACAGCAATACAATTCTTTACACATACTTTATCGTATTGACCAGCTTCAAATGTAAAGGCACGTGATACATTAATATCATGACCTAATAACTGCTCTACTTCTTCTTTAGCTTTATCAGCTGTTATATGATCTGAATCAAACACATAACCACTGCCATAGCGTGATTGTAAAGGTATCTTCCACATCCACCCGTACTTCATAGCTATTGCAGCTGTTGAGTTATTGTAATTATTAGGATCTATTTTATGCTGGAAAGCAATAGCTTTTTTAGCGGGTAGGTGTTTAGCATAACTTAACCACTTTGTCTTATAGTAATCCCCTATAATCATTCTTTTAAACCCAGTACAATCAAATAAGAAACTGGTCTCTACTTGTTGCCCACCTTCAAGTAATATCTTGTTAATATTACCGTTACCATCAGTCTTAAACGAGTTCACTTTACCTTCTATTCGCATTACCCCACGGCTAATAGCTACTTCTTTTAAATAATTTGCTAATAATTCTGCATCGAAATGAAATGCATAAGGCATTATCATATCATATTTTTTAGTTTGAGTGTTAAAAGCAAATGGAGAGTTTTTAAGATTCTTATAAAAAAAGCATCCTTTCTTTATAGGTTGATTACTGTTAACACTCTCAAGCATTCTCTTGAGTAAATCTAATCTATTAGGATGAGAAAATGAATTTAAATAATCATCATTATCTCCATTCCAATTAATAAATTGTGTACCATATTTAAACGTAGCATTTGTTCTTTTATAGAACTCATGAAAATCTAAACCTAATACCTTAAACATATGAGAAGGAAAAAATGGAACTGTACCTTCTCCTGCACCAACAATACCTACGTCGTCACTCTCTATAACTACTATTTTATGGTCTGGTGGACCAATCTGTAGCATAGTTAACGCCGTTAACCATCCAGCGGTACCACCACCAATAACAGTTATGTTTTTCTTTACGTCCATTTAAATAATTAAACAGACGTATTTGTTAATCAACCTTACGTTTTTTGATCGTAAAACTGCTTTGTATCAGCACAACCATGTACAAAGTAACCTTGATGATAAAATATAGACTTGAAACTATATCCAGAGGCAGTAGCTGATGTAATTGCACTATCAATATCTGCTTTATTAGCGTCAGTGTTACCAAGATACGCCCACCCTAAAGTTTGACACTCAGTACCATTTACTGGTATACCTACAAAGCTATTAACTTCATTTGTTAAGAATGTAGTGTCATCTGCAGTAGGGGTTGTTGACCCAGTAATACCAGTTATATTAATAACAATACCGGATGATATTACATCTCGAGTAAACGTTACATTAAAATAGCTTTCAGGAGTGCTTGCATCTGAGCGCAATGAGTTGTAGTGATAAAGATTACCACCATCTGCGTAATAAGGTTCTAAGAGGTTGTGTGAATGTGCGTCCATTTAAATTATTCAGTCCACTTTGATAGAGGGCATTTAGCAGCAATCATTTTAGCTTTTGCTTTCATAAAACAACCGCATTTAGAACATCTCCATTGATTTTTATCAAGAGCGTCACAGTTGGTGCAAGTCTCTATTCTTTTATTATATACATCATCTGAAGCCATTACCTGCTGATGAATGACTGCATTACCGATTGCTGCACCAGCGGTATATGCTAAATTACCAGCCATCTTTAACACTGAAGGCATAGCTGGTTGTCCGTTTGATTCAGGTACATATACTGATGGCTTTGGCCATACCTTTTCTACCGGGACTGGAGCTGTTGCAGGTGAAGCTAAAATTGGTGCTGGTGGAGCAGCTGGAGGCGGAATTGGCTGTGGAATTGGTGTGCTTGTGTTGTCCATAGATTAACTCTTTTTAAAAATTTACTCCACGAACTATAAACTACAACTGTTAAGAAGTAGGGTACGCTAAACCATGTGCACTTAAAGCACTTACTGCGTTACTAACAACATAAGTTGCATAAGGAACAACTGGTACATTAAATACCATACCAGCTATTGGTGCACCACCAGCAGAGGCATACCCTACCGTAGTAGTGAGCTTCGGTACATCATAATCTGTACTTGCTATAACTTGGCCATAATAAGCACCAGACAAGCCACCGGTTACGGATATTGTCATAGGTGTGCGGTCACCGCAGTTACGGTAAGATACCGTTAAGACACCGTTACCAGCGCCTGCTGTACCACCATAGTATAAATCATATCTTGAGCATGCCATATAGATTATTTACTAATCCTGTATGGGATTTTACTTACGTTTAACAGGTTTAGTGGCTTTAGTGTTATCAATCTTAATAGGTTGTACACCAGTACCAACAATTTTGTAAACTACTGATGCTCTTGCATCTTGAGAAGATAGCTCAGCTAACGGATAATAACGACGTACTGTAGTAGCTATGTTATCAAGTACCTGTTGATTACGGCCCCACACTTCAAACCCTTGATTGGGCTTGTTTTTTACTAATTCATCATAACGTATCCAAAGGTAAAACGTTCTTTCGTCAATCTCTTTAAAAGCTACTTTACATTTATGTTCTTGCAGAATCTTTATTAAATCCGGGTTAGGTGCCATATTAATGATTTACTAAGCGTAGTTAGTTTTCAACTACTAACTATATCATCAATCATATCTTTTATGTAGCTTTGAGTAAAGCCTCCATCTTTATTGCCCCAAAAAGCTGGCACATTAATATACTTAACAGTACCGTACTTTTTAATAAAAGCAATTTTTTCAAAGTTGTCACGGGGTGTTAAATCATCGATAAGAACATTTCTACCGGTAGTTATCTTTACATCAGGTGTTTTATACTTCCAATCCTTTACATACGCCTTATCAAAGATCCTATCTTCTGTAAACCCGAAGTTAAAGGCACTGTTCATAGCTTGAGCATAGTCTTTATGTGCTCTTGTAAGCATGTAAACGTGGCTTACCTCTCTTAAGAGAAATAAAAGATAGTTTGCACCTGGTCTTAATACAGTAACGTAGTGTTCTTTTTTACTTAATGATACTGTTACAGGCTTGTCACAGAACTCAAGATCGCCTTGTTCTTCCATATCACCTGCAATGGTTTTGAACCCGAGGGTATGTACCAAAGTTTCATCCAAATCAATAAATGTATTAATTATTTCTCTGCTCATTTATTTATTTATATTATAGTGTTTTATAAAAAAAGCAATGCTGCTATAATAAATATATTTATGGACCTTGACACTAATATTAAACTATTACCTGTAAATGAATGTAGCAATGCAAAAATGATAATTTATATGCTTTATAATAAGGTTACTAAAAAAGCATATATAGGTAAAACAAAGCACGGATGGGTAATAAGACGTAAAACTTATGAATATGATATAAAAAACCCTAAAAAACAAAGCTTAATATTAAGATCTTTGCGTAAGCACGGATGGAACAACTTTTTAATTGCGGTGTTAGAAGAAAATGTATCTGATCTTAAATTACTGAGTGAAACAGAGAAACAGTATATTAAAAAATATAATACGAATGTTAACGGATACAATATGACGACAGGTGGAGACGGGGGCTGTAGTGTCACTGCGGCTATAAATAATAGTAAACGTATGAAACAGCAAGTAAAGAATGGAACGTTTATATTGCAAACCCCTGCAATTAAAATAAAGGCTAATAAAGCCGCGAGTAAAGCTAATAAGGCTTTATACGCGTCAGGTAAATCTAATTTATTGTGGCCTGAAGTGAAAGCTAAAAGACTCCAATCTTATTTGTTAAATAATTCTCATCCGCTTGCTATTACTATTAAAAAAATAGATAATACAACTATTAAAAAGCAGTATAAATGTAAAAACGATGCAATCAGAGATGGTATGACTCAGATTATACTTGATAAACTTAAAGTGTTAAACTCTTATACGGTACAAAGAAAATCTAAAAATTATAATAAAGGTGATATTATAACTATTAAATATCTCTAAACTTTAAGCGAGCATTGACAGATATCGTAGTATTTGCAACCGTGACACTCGTCATCTAAATATATGTTAGGGCAAAGACAAGCTTCCTTAGTTGTTTCCGCTAAATCTGTTACAGCAGGATCGCTTCTAAAATAATCTGGTTTACCAGTCCAAGGATAGACTCTTACTTTTTCTATTTCTCCGTCACTATTGATAGTAGTGGTGGTAGATTCTGCATGAGAAGCTAACCTTTTACGCCTTTCTTTCTTAGGTGCGTTTGGATGTGGTTTTAACTTAACGTTAATTTTTGGTAGCTTGTTATTCTTACATTTAGAAGCCATATCTCTAATCTGCTCTGCAGTATAACCAGCTGCCAAGTACTTCTTAGTCTCTCTGGTAATGTACTCTTTTACAAAGCGTTCCTGACTACCACCATAATTGTCCTGAACGTTTTTAATAAAGTAATCTACGGGTGCAAATGTCTTAGCACCTGAGATTGCATCTACAGGGTAAACGTATTTACCGCATTTGGATACGGTAACAAGTTTGGTATCAATATTCATACCTATAGTATGGTTACTTTATAATATAAAGCAAGCTTATTCTGAAGGTCTTGAAAGTCTACGTTCTTGATGTGTATCAATGTTTTGTGCAAAGTAATGAGCAGTAACTACAACAGGCTTGTTTGCATATTGCTTGTTGTGTGCATCTCTTTGCTTATCAGTAGCTTTAGGACTAAGCTTAGGGAAGCCTTTTTTAATCTTACCACTAATACCATGGTGGTCTTTAATAGCAGTTACAATTCTCTTTACCTTTTTACGGTAATTGGGGGAATTGTACATTTTCAGTACTTCAGGATGAATAGATGGTTTGTCTTTTGTAGCCATAAATTAGTTTTCGTTTATTTTGTGAGATAAATAGTAACCAAGTATATTAACGTTCTTTTTGTCGTAAGGCAATAGTGCTCCGTAAATTTGTCCGTGCTCATCAATCCAATCACGGTCAAATCCTTCTTTTTCTAAACGCTCTGCTTCTCCTACCTTAAATATAGCTGCTCGGGCAGACCCCTTTTTAAAGTCTGGCCACACTACCACAATACCAATATCAGAAGCTATAATAGCGGAACATGCTTCTTCAGTTTCACCTATATTAGCTGCAGGTGCAAACTCTAAGTCAACTTCAATGTCAAATCTGGACTGCTTAACTACGTTAATTATATCATTAGCGTAGTCCTTAACAGCCTGATCTACCTTTGTGTTGTGTTTCATATTGTTTATTGTAACTCATATGAAACAAAAATCAAGTATTAAGCGTAGTTATTAGTTGTATCTACAGCTGTAAGTTCAACGCTATGTGCTACATCACCTTCTGGTGTTATAACTTTAATAACATCTACCCCTGTATGATTACGCTTATCATTGCAAAAATGCAAAGCACTCTCAATTGAATAAAATATGTGATCGGTGGTATTTAAAACACCATCTTTCCAGGTGTGCTTTCTTACTTTATGGGTTTTCATGATTGTCAAAATATTTACGCCAAATTGACTCAGTCTTATTAGTGTATTGTCTTAAAGACTTTTGTCCTTGTTTAACATTTGACTTAGGGTTTTTATATGCTAATACCATTTTATCAGCTATATCCTTACTATCAGTAGGGTTAGCGCAGTAGCTGGTTTGATAAAACCAATCACTTGTTAACCATGGTATTTCATTACTACCAACAACAGGCACACCCTGTGATATGTAATCTGCAGATACTATATTAAATGTTTCTGAAAAACTAACCTGTAACCCTATATCCATTTGACTACAAAGATCGATGAACTGTTCACGAGGTGTCCAATTATGATTAATTAACTCATGACCTTGATCGTGTAAATGTTGAAACAACCCTTTAAGGTTGTGAAGTGCTGGTTCACCTTTCATTTCTATTCTACCAGCATTTATATGGAACCGTAGCTTCTTTCCTATTCTATTAGCAAAATCTATAGCTGCAAACGCCTGCACTAAATGGTTTTTTAATAAACGTATTGCACCAAAACAACCTACATCTACTGTCTGTTTTTTATAATCATACGGACGAGCATCTCTATAGAATTGTGGGTAGTAGTTAGGTAAATAAACTACTTTGTTATTTGTTTGTTCGTCTGTCCAGTTATTCTTAACACGTAAAAACAATCTAACCTCATTAAGCATTCGTGGTGCATTGCATGCAATAACAACGTTTTTAAATGTGGAGTAATCTCCTATCCAATCCATTGCCATACCTTCCCCGGCCATAAACGGCATTTCACTATGTAAGCGAATGATCCATTTCACGTTTGGATGTAGTTTTTGTAGTACTGCAAACTTAGTAGGCACTACCCACAGTGCCTCAATGATAACATGGGTTGGTTTGTATTTAGTAACTTCTCTATCTATATCATTGTTATCAGTTACAACAACTAAATTAGATGTAAAGCCGGTACGACTTAATAAGTCGTTTACGAAGCTTGCTGAATTAAAAAGGCCGGTACTTAAACCAATATTAGAGTGCATTACAGCATTGTAATCTTCGCGGCGCTTGAGTATGAAGAGGATATTAGACACGGTATGTAGAGGATTTGTTTACAAAATATATTTACCTCCCTATTGCTTTTTAAAAGAGTGACTCTATAATATTTTATAAATATTTTAACTGATCTTAAACTATGAAAAACAAATTAGTATTAACCTTAATTGTATTAGCTTTGGCTGTTCCAGCTAAAGCTCAAGAACACACAGCAGAAGGTGTTGCAGCCGGTGCTGTTGTTGGTGGTGTAATTGGTAATCAATACCACCATAACGTTGTTGGTGGCGCCGTTGCTGGTGCTTTAATTGGAGGAATGATTGGTAGCGCAGCTGATCATGCTAATGATCAACCCAGAGTGATCGTTGTACAAGCTCCACCCCCACCAGCACCTGCTCCAGTAGTAGTTCAAGCTCCACCCCCACCACCAATACCTGTTACAATACAATATGTTTGGGGTCCATTAGATCGGTGGGGTCACCCACAATATGTATATGTTCAAGAATGGAATGGTGTACAGTGGGTAACAACCTATTATGATTATAGAGTGTTTTTAGGTTGGTATCAACACCGTTACGGCTATGCATTCCGTGAAGATATGTACCGCCATCATTGGCACCGTTAATTAATTACCTAAACTGAGGCGCAGTATCGCCTCCAGTAGATAGATCAGACCCGCCTGGCATTGATTTGCCTCGCGGGTCTTGTTTTGATGCGTATAAACGATTGGGTTTGTATATTAGATTTAAAGCTTTTGTTAATTCAAAAAAGCTCTTGTATTCGTGTTTAAAAACACCTCTCCCATCTTCCGTCATACGCACAAAAGTGTTATCACTGTATTTGATAATATCTTCTACTTCTCCTGCTGCTACAATGCGTCTTAGTTGCGCTGGATTGTCTTTTACTGGTTCAAAGTCAAACATAGTTTTAAGTACGCTCAACTCATCCTTAGTATAAGGAGTCTGCTTTACTACTCTTTCTTCTGTATAGAGAGTGTTATATTTTTCAGCTAAAACTTTGTAAGCATTACGCATTTACAATATATTTACCATGTTTAAGGTAAAATTTATCATAAACTTCTTTATTACCTTTTGCACCATTACCGTTTGGTTTAACAGTATAGATGATAGATGCATTTGGATTTTTAAAAAACGTATAATCAGCTTCTGCTACTCTACACCAATAATCCCAGTCTTCAATACCGTTTAAATTGTTATCAAAGTAACCTACATCTAAGCATTCACATTTATGTACTGTACCTGATACATAAATGAAGTTACCTTTGAGTAATGCTTGTAAACCTGGATACTCTGGGTAATCCGCTATACCATAGGGTATAGCTACACTACCATCTACAAAGCGGTGCTTTACAGGGCAATAAACCACATCATAACCTTGTGATAGAGCTTGTATCTGACTTTCAAGATAGGTTTCATTCCACACATCATCTCCATCACAATAAGCAACATATCTATACGGGTCACAGTCTTTAATTAGTTTTATAGCTGTATTGCGTGCTGTACTAACACCACCATTACTCTTATAAACGTATGTAACGTTAGTCGGCTCAATAGCCAAATAGTCTAAAACTTGATGTGCTCTATAATTGTATTGTGAACCATCATCAATTAAAAATAGGTGCCAGTCTTTATATGTTTGTTTCTGTATTGCACGAATAGATTTAATGAGAAGCTCTTTCTCATTATAATACGGCATTATTATAGCTACACTCATTTTAATATTTCGTTACGTATTTTTGTTGCAGATATATCTTGTAGTTTTTTATCTAAATCGATTTGTTCAATCTTATAACCCACATCTCTACCATAGAATATATTAGTAATGTTTGGTACACGTATTATTGTATACTGACCTTCATACCCTCTCATACCGGTACGAATATTAGCTTCTACCTCATCTAAGTTAAATGGGTTCTTTTCATCCGTACCTTGAGTGTCTCTAATAGCAATACAAACTTGACCGGTGCGTTTTAAAGCTTCTAAGATAAGATTTTTATGCCCTTCATGAAATGGTTGGTAACGACCAAGCATAAACGCTGTAGGTTTCTTAGGATTAAAAGTAGGTACTAATATGTTTTTTATCTTGGTTGCCCAATATAGTGCTGAACCTTCATCTGTCACCACCACATCTGCATTATCAGGCGGGGTAAACATTTTAGTAGTGTCTTCAAAATTTCTAATTGGTATTCTATGTACCCAAACTATGAATGCTTCTCCAAATGCTTTTCTGGTCTCCGGTGTAGGGCATACGAAATCGGCGATTGCAAAATTATTATTGCGAGTAGCAATATTACACAAAATACCCATTCTCCGAGCCTGTTCAATTCTATCTGCAGGTGAGAACTTAAGATCTTTATTAATTTCTTTACGTATTTCATCTGCGTTAAAATGAGTAGCTCCTAATAATTTAGCTAACTCTATTGATAGAGTTGTTTTACCTGCACCAGGTAGTCCCATTATTAGTATCTTTTTCATACTAATATATTAACTAACTATTTTAATAAATCAATGATGGTGCTTAGCTTTACCTCTACGCATATTAGCTTGCCAATGTGCTAATTGTTTTTTGCGTGGGCTTGCAGACTTGCTATGTACGATTTTATCTAAAGCTGAAAGACTGGTGTGCTTTTTAATACCATGACGTTTACTGTCACCTGGCTTACCAGGACCTTTATGATCAATAAAATTTTCTTGTGTTAATGGATCTCCCATTGATGTTGTACCGAATGGTAAATCAGGAGCAGGATCGCTTTCATCTTCACCTACCTCTACTTCTTTTGGTTCTTTACCGTCTAAGATAGCCTTTAAATCATTTAATGCTCCGTTACCGCCCTTCCACGAACTTGGACCGGTAATTAAAAACTGTTCTTGATTGCCAGGTGAAGCATCTATAGATGCATAAATATCGCTTGGTTCAATACCAACCTCTTTCAATGAATCACCCATAGCGCGTAACAAATCACCATTAACTGGTTTACTCCAATCATGATTGGAAGCAAGATCTTCTAAATCGTTTACAATGTCATGTATAATTTGCTTTTTATCGATACTATCGTTAAGAGCAATTTCACTTTGACCTTGATCATATTCCCCTTCTTGTACTCCAGTTTGATCACCATTCATACAAGGTGTATTAGGTGCATAATCTTCGTTAAAGAAGTCTTTAAATGATTTAAAATCCTTTCTATTGTATTTTGATTTATCTTTAAATGACTTAGATGGTGGTGGCATACTCTTACGTATACCAGACATTACATCTTTCTGTGTAATCTTTTTAGGTGTTTTTGATTCTAAAGCATTAGCATATAGTGCTGCTTTATAAGCCTTAGCACTACCAGTAGTGCAGCCCTTTTTCTTACCTGTAGCTTTATTATAAGCACAAGTCTTATTACCTACTTTACGAAAGTTCCAAGGCATAATAGTATTTAGTTATAAATGTGAGGGTTTTCTGCGCCATATTTGCGTAACATGACACCAGCCAATGCATTGGCTTCGTTTTCGTTATCTGAACCAGTAGAACCATCTAAAGATTCTGCGCCTAATTGTTCTTTCTGTTTAACATGTACCAGTTCATGTGCTAAAGTACGAATAATGTCTGCAGTGTTTCTATTACCAGTGTATATCCAGATCTTATGTTCACTCGGCATATAGCTACCCATTGCTTTGAGCTTTAAAACTAATTCCTTATCTTTATTAAGAGTAATCTCTGGCGGGGTCTTAATACCTAAATGTTCAATTGCATTTGCTACAAAATCATCAATGATGCTTGTTAGTTCTGCTTCTTCTGTGTTTTCGTTTTTAACGCAATTGTTAACGCGTTTACCTCCCTTGAGTTTGGTACCTACTTTATGGTAACCTTTCCAACAATGGATTTCTGATAAATTATTTAAACGCTCGTTAAAACTTTTCACTTATATATTTATACTTTAGAGGTGAAAATAGTAAGTAAAAAGACGTACCCGAGAGACACCCCTAAACCACCTTAAACACCCTTAAACACCCTCAGGTACGTCCTAATTACTGAGCTCTTGCCGTTGTTGCTTTAATCAACGGAGAGCTAAACAGAGAAAATAATAGCATTGATGCCAACCATGTTTTTGCATTATATGGTATACAGAGCAATGGAAAAAGCGAATTAAGAGACCAAATAAAAGCAAAAGGTATAAATACTATAACACATCCAATGAATATCGTTGCTAATATAGTAGCTATTGTTTTTGCAGTCATTGTCTTAATGTACCTTATATATTATCACTATAAAGCGAAAAATCAAGCTAATACAATTACACAAAGCAGTAACTCAGTACAAATTAACACTTCAGTAACGGTAAATAACGATATGAAATCAAGCGAAATACTATTCAACCAACCTAAACAGCCAGTAGTAGAAGACCCTAAAGGTGAGGTTAATCGTATACAAGATGTGTTAGAAGCACAACGCGCATTCCTTGCAGAGCGTGAAGCTAAGGCTAAGAAAGCAGAGAATAAATAATTTATTGCCAGAGGTTTCTGTTCTGTAAGTTAGCAGCGTCCCAATTATAAAATATATCCCACCAGTCTGTTAATGTAGTGTTTCTAAATGGGATCTTGTTATTATAACCTGGTATAGACTGAAACAAGAACATAAGCCATTTAAACTGAGCATCTCCTTCGATATAAGAATTATCGTACGTACTCTGACTTGGTAGATTGTATGTAAGGTTCATCCACATACTACAACTTACCATTTCTTGTTTACCACCTACAGGTACCCAATTGCGTATATCAGATGCAATGAATCTTACGTTTTGCCAATCATAATCTGAAGCACTATTAGGTGCAAAGTGCGTATCGCCAACTCTACCAGTAGGCATTCCACCCCCGGGGTAAGGTATACCGACAAATTGGTTCCAGAACAAATAGTTTCCGTTTTGTAAAGAACCGCTCGTATCAATATACGACAACTCGCACTCAATTTGATGTCCACGATTGTGCATGTTATCAGAATACGTTCTACCTAAGTTATATCCATAAACAACATAGGTACTATTATAGATAGGTAATACGTCATTACTTCTATCACTATTAGATATATTGCCTGTAGTGGGGCTTGACATATAAGACTCAGCGAAATTGATCCACTTACTTTGAGGTATATTGTACAAAGATACTAATGAATATTCTGAACTAATAGGGTAGAAGTTTAACCATACTTCTTTTACACCTATATTATTAACAAAGTTTTTTAAATTTATGTTTAAAAATATAGGACGTACATCAAGTATAGGATCAGTAGTAGCTGTAACCGGTTGATTAGGTACCATCATTGTACTGGCTTCATAAACATTAAACCAACCAACCACTTTAAGTCCTACTTCTGCATCAACATTGGTACCATTATAATTTCTAAACTTAGAACCTTCTTCTATACCGTACTTGGTTAGCTTTTGATTATCATTTGTACGTAATTTTACTTGAGTGAGAGTCATGCTACCGTATACATTGCCTTGCACTGGTGCACGTGTTGTATCTAAATTTATACCATCAACAGTTGGGTAATAGTTTACTACTACTATAGGCACTATAATACGAGCATTCTTTGCGGGGGTAGTTAAAAATGAATCTAAACTTGCAAGAGGTACAGATTCAATAGGGTTAACATAAATTGTTTCGCTTACCGATACTTTACCTTCTGTTATAGTTAATGTGGTATTGCCGCTATGTGCACCAATAAAAGTACTACCACTTTGAGTTAGGAGATACGGGCTTTGAGTTATAGTTAAATCTGAAGGATTATAAATAACTGTACCGTTACTATAATCAACTTCTATAATAGGCGTGTATGATTGAGAAATTGCTATTTCTGTACAGGGGTTTGTTATTTTAACCCCTACAACCGTTATAGGTACAATAATAGGGTTACTGTGTATTGTACGAGACGTTGTAACTGTTTTTAAGTTAGCGCCTAAAGCAGTAGCTATTAATAGTAGATAAACTAACAGTGTTTTTAATTTCATATATTAACCTCTATAACCTAATTTTTGAATACCAGATCTATGACCTGGTCTTGCCATATATTGTTTAGCTTGCTTAAAGCTATCACCAGACATTACTTGACAGGTACCAGCTGTTTTGTGGTCCCACACCATTACACCAAACCTATTTGCTACCTTTTCTCTTGGTACATAGTTTGGGTCTGGTAGTATGCCCATTTCAATTAGTTTCTGTACTCTTGGATCCATATTATGTAATAATGCGATGATATAAGTCAAGAACCGCTGGGGTGTCTAATTCTTGAAAGAATTCTTTAATATATTTCCTTACATCGTTTTCAGACATAGGAATGTTATTAATATAGTATTCTTCCTTATTATCGTGATTAAACGGAATACCAAAGTATTTGTTTAATAATTCGTTGCCAATTTTTTCAATATTTTGGCTACGAACATATTCGTTAATGTATTCTCGCATTGAAGCGACTGTTTGCATATTATCTTGTTTTTATTGTTTGTTTAAGTTAACAAATACAATAATAGCACAAATGCCTAATATGTCAAGAAAAAAATAAATGCCTTTATGGTAAACTCTACAGCCCTGTATTTTACTATAGATACACCGCGAAGGTATACGCTAACGCGTGGGTACGTTAACAACGCGCAGGGTTCAGGCTCACTTGAAGAAGAGTCTTTGTAATGTAAGCGATTAAACTTACAAAGTGTTAAAAGAACGAAAGGTATTATAGTACCTGATTAGGTTAAAATCAAGTACTATTTTTTAATTATTGCTGAGGCTGATTTGAATCAGTAGCTGCTGGTGTTGCAGGAGCTGCTGATGAAGCGGATTTCTTAGCGAAGAATTTCTTATAAGCTACGAAGCCTGCTGCTGCAAGAACAAGAATAATGATTGTTGTTTTCATACGTTATTATTTACTGGTTAAAACTTGAAATGTATCGGGATTACTCGAGGGCCAGATATACTGTAAGTCTTCTGGTGTATCCGGAAATTGTTGTTTATAATAGTCTGGATATTTCTGTATTAGCATTGATTGATGTGTTAAGTGTACATCTAACATACCTAACCACCAAGGATACGTTGTAGGTTTGGATATATCGTAGTATGCACCTATTTTCTCATAACATGTATCCTTATAACCACGTTCTTTCCATACTTCACAAACAGTCATACCATACTCAGCTAAAGCGTTCTCATGTCCACGCCACATTTCCCGGCAAGGGTGGTTCTTCCAACCTTTATAATCAGGTTTATGAAACGAGTTAAGAAGTTGTAATACTTCAACACGCTGCTTACCGAGTCTTTTCATATCAAGACTTTTAGCAGATTCTCGAAAGTTAGCGAATGGTAGAAATGTTTGCACGATAGATAAATAAGTTAATTAATGAAAGTTGCTTTTATAACTGCTATATTAGGAAATTATGAACTAACATGCAAGCCTTTTGTTGAGCAAACTATAGATACCGATTTTATATGCTTTACAGATAATATCAACATACCCAGTAATGGGTGGATAGTAGACACTACACCATACTGGAAAGAGTTTTCTTCAAAAGTAGATGATGGATTGTATATCAACTCTACTAATAAGTCAGAAAAACTTACCAGATGGGCAGAGGCATCATCTTCAGATTTGTTGAGTAATTTAAACAATTTTAATTTAGCAAAGTATTATAAACAGGCCTGGCACAACATACCACGCTTAAAAGAGTATGATGTGGTGATATGGTTAGATGGTACTATACAAATTACAGCTGCAGATGTTGCTGAATATATGATTGAGCTTTGTGCAAAGTATGATATTGTTAGTTGGCAGCACGAATTGAGAGCAGGCCATTTAGCATGGGAAGCATTTGGTTCGTATCTATCCAAGTATACAAGTAGAGAGTATGCTGGTAAGTGTCAACCATATCAAGACGTCATACGACAGTATCACGATTATATAAGAGATGGGTATGATGAAGATTTTTGGGTTAACTACCCCCGTAAAGAGGGTAGAGGTGATGGTATGTACAAGGACGACCACTTTGGTGTTTGGTTGACGTGCTTTGTTGCGTTTAATAACCGTAACGATAAAGTAAAAGATTTCTTAGATAGATGGTATTTGCAGACACTTAAATATACTACTCAAGATCAGGTTAGCTTTCCTAAAGTAGTACAGGATACCGGTATTGTACCTTATACATTACCGGATACTCGGTTTACTGGAGACTACCCTCATGTAAGTACTTCAATCTTTATTAAACAAGATCACCAAAAGTAATCAAGCTTAACGTACCCAGTGCTGTGCTAACACCATTGCACTTAACCACAGCCACATAGTATTGAAACCGACCAATGTAGGTAGAGATTTCTTACGGCTTGCCCATATCAATGTAGCGCTTGTAATTAGAGTCAAATAATAGAGCTGCCAAATATTAATACCGAATATCAATCCCGGTACAATAATAATTGCTTTAGCAGCCCACGAAACGAATTCAATTATGTTATAATTTGTCCAGTACTCTTTCTTGAACCACATTGCATAACACTCTCTAATATGCTTCCAGTTTATAAAAGAGTATAACACCGCAATTATAGTAGCCCAAGTAAGTGTTGCGAATAGTATTTGATGTGTTGTCATGGTTTTATTTACGGTTTTCTAATACTTGTTTATCCCATACTTCACGAATATAGGCAACATATTTGTGTAAAAAGTTTTTAGCTTCTTCTAATGTATTAAGCTGATGATAGCCTTCTGGTGGTAAGTCTGCACCAGGCATACTCAAATCACCCATAGCCCCGATCATCGGTTTAAATTTACCGTTATCGAGCTGACGTATAACAAGATAACAGCAACGATAGTCCCATCGTTCCCAGATACCACATTGTAAGTCTTTCCACTTAGAAGCGGCTTGTCTACGTAAGAATGCTTTATTCATAGTACCTATAATGGTACTTTATTAAGTTAGTGCAAGCTTTAAGATGAGGCGGAACCGAATGCTACTCTATTACCACGGAAGTTGGTGATAATCCAACTAATATTAGAGGTTGCAGATAAGCTACGTAAAGCAGGGAGATTAGGTGTAACCTCTTTACCTTGTACGGTAAACTCTTTTGCATCAGCAACAAGGTAATACATACCTGTTGTAATGTCTGCTCCATCTGTATAAAGAGCTTTTTGTTCGTTACCAGTTAACTCACTAACATTGCCAATTATCGTTAATTGCATATTATTAAAAATCAGGATATACTATAATATTCTTTTTTGGGATTGCACTAAAAAAAATCGCCTCTGGATTATTTATGGAAAGCCACTCCCGGAAACTGAGTGGAAAGTCATCTTTAAATAACTTTACCGTATCAATATCTATAGTTCTATCTTCCTCTATACATAAAAGAGTCTTAACTGCATCCTGTTGAAAAGATGCCATCTTACATTCAAACGCTATATCTAAAAATTTAACGGACATTTGAAAAAAAAGGAGCCTACTATATACTCGAAATAGTAGGCTCCTTGCGGGTTTAATGATTATCGTGATTGACGAACCTTAGCCCAACGGCCCTTGGAGTCACGAACGTTGTAAAAACGAGGTTGTAGAATGATTTGACTTGAACGATTCAAGAATCCAAGTACATTGTACTTAGTTGGATTGAAACGACGGACAGCTGCATTCATACGAGTCTCTACACTTTCGTCACCGAGGGTGCGGGTATTGATGTCTTTTACGATGATGTTTTCTGCTATTGTTTGCATAAGGTTTTATTTACCTGGTTATTATAACATAGGAAAAATATAACTCCACTTGCTTTTAACAAGGATTTAATAAATATTTGCATTATACATGAAACAATACATTGCTGTAATAGGTCTATACAATGAAATCACTACAGAACAAATTTCGTTAAAAGAAATTAGTATAAACGCAATTGATATGTATCAAGCTCATAAAGAGGCGCTATTTAAATGCAGTGCACCAGACGGACAAGTTGTTTTACGTATATTCGAAGTACCAGGTAAGTTTATAAAGTACGACTTACTTAAAGGTTTCTTTACTTAAATTTTATTACCTGTACCTGGTGAAGGTAGTTGTCTACTGACTTTAGGTTTTATTAATTTAATTATACTTGATTGTAAGTTAAATATGTAAGTCAGTACTCTGTTAACAACCTCTGTTGTAACAAATTCATTGCTATGTACAAAGTAGTTTTGATCGATAGAATAAGTGTTGACAATATCCATACTACTTAAAGGTATTACAGTAAACCCATTACCACCAAATGTAGCTGGAATTAAGTTACCGTTGTAATCAAGACTTACATTGTATCTGCCCTGTATTGCTTTATACAATATTTCATGGTTCTTAAGAAGACGTAACACACTCTTATTATAAACCCAGTCTTGTATAAATTCGTTTTGATCTATTGTAATTGCAGAGAGCGGTAAGAACAGCGGATCTACATTGGTTACATTGTAAAGATTTAATGTATTAGGTATATCTACGTATTTAAATACACGAGCATCTGTAGGTAAGAAAAAGTTTAATCTATCATCAATGTAACCTGACTTAAAGGTTTCTTGTGCACCTAAACTATAAGAGTTAGGATCGGTAATACGATTTAAAGCTACACCACTTGTAAGGTACTTGTAAATGTAATTAGGTGTAATGAAATACATGAACGCTCCTGTAGGATCGACTACCATCTTCTTTATAAGTGTAGTTGATTGAATGTTACCAGCTGGACTGATGTGCTTTGTGTTGCTTGGTAACGGGAAAGAGTTAACTAAATTGCTATCACTATCAAGTTCAAATACTACATACGGAGAGGAATAGGTGTAGTTGGCTGCAGTAGGTGTAGTGTTTGATAAACCAGAACTAAACTCATTATTACCTAATGCCTTTATTGCAAAACCACTGTACGTGATACCAGAAGCTGCAGCATATGTAATTGTCTGTGTTTGGCCTATAATAGAACCACCTAAAGAAACAGCTGCAGCAGATAACATCACTGCACTTGTTAATAAAGTATAGCTCTGACCACCATTTATTAAACCATAAAGCGAGAACGCTGATAATGAATTAATGGTGTTGTTTAATAGTCTTGCACCATCATGTACAAATGATACACTATAAACTGTAACATCTGGTACTGAAACTGCACTTACACTCTTTACAGCTGTTAACAAGCTTACATTAGTTAATACAGGAGCAATAGGTGCAAATGTTTGACCTAAAGCATAAACATTATTAGTAACAGGATTAACTTCAACGTGCTGTATACTGTAAGCGCTCATTGCTGAGTTGTAAATAGTGTTAACCCAGCTTAAAGCAGTGTTGTACACTTTAACACAACTGTTGTTACTATCAGCTACATATAACAACTCGTTACATGCTCTAATATCTGTAGCAACGTTAAAGTTGTTGTGATCTGAAATACTACCTGTGTTACCACCTACTTTTTGAACACCCTTCAGACCTGAACTTGAAAGAGCACCTGTAATTACCAGGTCTGCTTTATAAACCGTATTAGTATCAAGAATGTAAAGTTCATTATCAATAACGTCAATTGCACTTAAGCTGTTAAATACAGGTATACTGTTACCTAAGTTTGCAGCACTTAGTATTAATGTATTACGCCAATCGTTAGTGCGTACTTGAATATGATCAGCTACTAACCCTGCACCACTATAAGCAATGTACGTATAATAGTCAGGAGATAAATTATTTGTAAACCTATACGATTTTATATCCTTAATGATACCATCTGCAACACCAGTTGCAGAGATGTTACTGAAGGAATTATCCCAGTTTAGTCCGGCTATATTAGTATGCCATGCAAAAGCAGATGAATTGTAAACACCAGTTGAATAAGAGTTAGGAGCTAATTGCGCAGTCCATTCTACTAAATAAAATGTATTGTTAATGTTTAATGCCTGAGAAGCATTTCTTATATAATCAAAATTATCGTATAACTTAGTGAAAGAAGCATTTATTACATCTGCTACTGCCCATTCGTTAGAACCAATCAATACATCCTTTAATTGATAAGGTAATGTAGGTATTTGAGTTGTAGGATCAAAATAATTAGCTACATTATATGTTGGTAGAGTATCTTTAATGTAAAGACCAGATAAACTACCACCTCTATATAAAGTACGTGCAGTTGCTAATACACCATTAAGTGAATTTACTGTTACGTTGTAAAACGAATTACCAGGTGCTGCGTTTTGATAGGTATAAGGTAAAAAGTTTTCAGCAGTAGCAGAAGCAGTGTATGTTACCGGTACTGTACTACCACCATCACCCCAGTTCACTCCGTATTGTGTTACACCATAAGATATCGGGTAAACAGTTTCAACCCAAAGTGGTGTGTTTGTAAGGGCTACTACAGTTGGTGAATAAACTGCAAGTTGACCTGGAGGTGCCCAGTTTATAGTAGCATATGTGTAACCAGAAGTATGACCGCTTGGTGGTGCATTATCTGCAGCAAGCGCTCTTACTGTTAATGTATATGAACCAGAATGTGTACCTATAGCGCTTGTTGCACCGAATCCTGTAGTAGGACTAAACGTATCATACATTACCCCGGTAGTCCAAGTTACACCACCATCTGTTGATGTATCAAGAGAGATGGCATCTAATATACCAGCTGAAGATTGACCTATAACAGTAGCATATACTGTTGTACCAGCTGCAACTATTATTGGTACGTACTGGTTACCACCACTAATAGTTAATCCATTAATTTGTAATATTACAGTTGGATAAGCTGGACCTGTTGGAGTAACAGTTGGTGTAGGGGTTGGTGTATTAGGTATACCAGTCGGAGACGGAGTGGGGGTAGGTGTACCTATAGGTATTAAAATAGCAGTTACACTAATTGCACCCTGTACTGGTGTAAATTGTGTAGTTTGACTAAAAATATTAGAAACAGCGCCAGCTGGTGCAGACCAGTACGAAAATGTGTAACCCGACCCGGTAAGATCTATCGATATGGTTGGTGTCGAGTTTAAAGGTGTTAAAAATGAAGGCGTAACAGTGCCTATACCTGCAGGGCTTGTGTTAACTGTAATTAACACCGGATCAGTGGCATTAATGGTTACTGTAATATCAAACACTCTTTGACCTGCAGAGTGAGTATAATCTCCACTTACATCAACTATATTAATAGTACCTGAAGCATTACCTTGAGTATAGGAATAGGTATTAAAACCTAAAGGTGCTGTATTAGCATAATTTGAAAGAGCTGTTTCTACAGCATTTGCATCAGTTTGAGCAGCTACTGATAACCCAGAGCTGCTTATTTCGCTCGTAAACTGCGTCCATATATTTGTCGTATATGTCCAGCCATGTGTAGAGCTGGTGTAATATGCGATTGTCTCTTTTGTATTGGTATAGGATGCCACGGCTTAATACTTACTCCCAGATTATGGATCGCAATTGTGTGTGAGCTGGTGCTGTACTTGCAGCAGCTGCTCGTAAATTACTTTCTACTATAGCCTGTACTGCTGGATCTTTTATACCAGAGTTTTTAACTCTAATATTATAATACTGAGACTTAGAACCAGGTAAACGATGTAAGAAGAATCTTTCTATTTCTTCAATATATCCACGGGTATTTGTTGGTATATTCCATGTTAAATCGCTAAACTGATTTAATAGATAATTCTTTGTAATTGCTTTTACATCAGATGGGGTTAAAGCTAAATCATAAACACGTAAATCCGCTATACTACCATCAAATATATAGGTATCAGGTATTTTAATCCAACTATTTAAGGTACCAGTTTTAAAGTTACTTGTACCTATAGCTATTTGTGGGTTGTTTTTATAATTGTAAACAGTATACAATATTGAAGGTAGAGTGGTTGTTACTGGTGGGTTTATTATATTAGGTGGTACGGATGCACCAGGAGCCGACCAGTTAACAGTTATTGTCTTGTAGCCTGAAGTTTGAGCTGGCACACTATCATCAGCAGCTAAAGCTCTTATCTTTACTGAAGACGGACCTGTAGCAGTTAATGGGTAATTGCTATTAGCACCACCACCTGTTACATAAGCACCACTTGGTGGACCAAAATACGAGTACAACCACCCGGTAACAGGAGCATTACCAACAATCCATGTAGCACCACCATCATATGATATATCAGCTGATACCGCATTTAAGAATTGTCCGTAAGACTGACCAAATACAGTTCCATTAACTGTAGCATTTGAAGCCACGTTAATTGTATCTCCGTTATTAACCGCAATACCATTAATTATTAATGTTACTGTTGGTGGTGGAATTGAAGAGGTAGGAGTTGGTGTGTAAATGGTTTGTTGTGTTGCAACTTTACCGTCTACATATAACTTAGCAGTATTGGTTTGATCAAAAGTGATTGTAAAGTTATGCCACCCTGCTTCTAACGCAGATGTACCATAATTTAAAGTAATATAATTTGGTGTAGGGTTAGGTACTGTGGAATCACCGGTTACTAATTTAGCTCTAACACCAGGAACTGTTATATATGGGGCAACATATTTTCTTTGGTAATCGAAACCAGTACTATCACCACCAGGTATTAATCCTGGTATAGACATACTGTTAACTATATTACCATCCATATCTAACTTATAAACAAATTGTGACTTACCATCAAGAATTAACCCATAGTACACTACCCCACTTGAAGTATATTCTGCTATGAAGTTTACTACTCTAATGCTTGTTGGTGCAACAATAGGGTTGTTAATGTTAATTTGTTTTGTCCAAATTACATTACCGTTGTAATCTATCTTAGCTACATAGCTATTGTTGTATGTAACCCAAAGGCTATCAGCTTGATCACAATTTAAATATTCAGGAGCATTTATACCGAGTACAGCTATACCATTTTTATTAAGTACCCACGAAGTAGCAGAAACACCATCAATACCATTACCAGAAAGAGTGAATACGTTGCTTCTACTATCTACTGTAGCATTAGTACCGTACCACATTTCATAACCACTTATTGAAGCAGAAGATGTAGTAGGTATATTAGTTGAATACCAAATAACATTACCAGATAAATCTAAAGTAAAGTTGTTATATGCAGTAGTAGCAGAAGAATTGGTATTTGTACCAGAAGCCAATAAAACACCGTTTGTGTTGTACCTTCTATACGATACAGTAGAAGTTGAAGGGTGGTTTTTAGTTACAATGTTAACATTACCACCACTACCAGGTACAATATATGTATCGGTTATTATTGTTCCAAAAGGTAAATTAGTACTTAATGGTACTCTATTGGTTATTAAATCAGATGGGTCAAGTGTAGCTAAATAGTTTTTATAAGCGTAATTATCTGCAATATAATAAGAAGTATCATATGTATTCTTTACTATAAACGAAGGAGTTGTCCATGCTGCAGATAATGTAGAAGCAACAGAACCACCGAACAATGGAGTATAGATATAATTTGTAAAATTATAAGGTTCAGAATTTAATAAAACAAAATCAGTATTATATGTTTGTATTGTACTGCTTACTACACCAGTACTTGAATCCATACGTGCTGCTACGGTAAAGTAAGGTGTTAGTATTTTGTTATTATTAAATAACCCGACACCACCATTAAAATAATTACCGACTATTTGATCACCTTGTATTTTAGTCCAATCTGGTTGATAAGCGTAAAAAGATAAAGAGGTACCAGCACTATTTGTAAAATCGCTATTAGCTGTGTTTATATACCCATATGTATTACCTACATCATAATAAGGTACTTTTAAAGTACTGTCTGTTACTTGATTAGAAGGTTGAAAACCAACTATACTACCTGCAGTTAACCCGTCTACACTATTAATTAAGTTTGTGTCCCAGTTTTCAATATGATATGCTAAACCAGTAATACTATCAACGATTGTTTGATTATCTTGCTCACCAACTCTATGATAATAATACAATGCACCTTGTTCAAAGGTTAAAGTTGAAGGTACATCCCACACTAAATTAGGATAATTATTTAAGCTCGCAATTAATAAGTTTTTATTACCTAATATTAAACTACCTTCAATTGTTGTTAAGTTTACAGCAGCTGGATTATAATATCTATCAACCCAAACCGGTCTTGTAACGTTATCCGTACCTATAACAGCAGCCGATAACCAAGAACAGAAATACACTCCGTTCTGTGGGTTGTTTGATGTTTGACCCCAGCTACTATAATTTCTATAACCTGCTGTCTTTTTAAATATCTTGTCTGCACGGAAAGGTGATACATCTGCTCGTGCACCATAATCAATTAGTGTTGTACTACTTAAAGGAATTATATATGTATTAGAACTTAATAAAGGAGATGTAGTAGGTTTGCTATATGGATAATGGAAGTACGTATCGTTGTCTTTTGTAAAGGTAAGTCTTGACGTATCTGCATTATACCCTATATAAATCTTATCAAACCCATCATCTTCGTTAAGGCCGGTGTATATTTTAGTGTAGTTTCTTAAACTTGCACTTAATACAGCAGTCTGACCGTGCATCGGAGAATAATAATTCTTTAGTGGGTTAATGTTTGCATCTATAACTGCATTACCTGCTGTTAAATTTTTAAATGCACTACTTATAAGATAGTTAAAAGGTACGTTACCAGAACTATTATCAACAATAAGGGAGTCATTAGTGTTTCTATATTTTACTAAATCAGACTGACCTAATGCCTGTAAACTGTTATGAGTATTACTATCATTTAGTCTTGTAGCGTAAAATACGCTACTCATTGGTAATACTAAATTATTATACGAAGTACCTGAAATACCGTTAAAATAAACACTATTACCGTTACTAACAAGCCACTCTGTTTGTATACCTAAAGCTTGAGACACTAACGAGAGCGCACCCTCGCTTAACATATAATAATAGGTATAAGATGAAGGATCTATTAATGTGTTTACTGGGCTACCAGAAATTGTATTAATATTACTATTACATACCAAATATATATTCTGTGTAGATGTTTGATAGGGTATAGAATAAAATATTTGTATTGTGCGTGGTGTGGGTGTAAAGTAAAAATTAAATACTGTAGCAGATGCAGGGTTAACTGTTAAACTGATGGTACTGCCTTCTGTATTGAGAGGGTCTGTAGCATACAGGTAATTACCAGCATAATCTCTTATTAATGTACTATAGACGTAACTCTCAGGTAGCGGTGCAGTTATCTCGTTAGTTAAACCGTTACTCAGTTTAAGTTGCTGTGTTAGCACTAAAAGCTGTTCATTATTAAGTGTAATATCCACTGCACTCGCCAGTAGTGAGGAATCAGTATAATTTACATCATCAAAAGTATAAACCACACCACCTTTAATGGATATATTATCATCATATCCATAATTTAATAATACTGGTGTAGCACTAAGAATCATGTATAATATTTATTGTGAGTTATGTAACATTATTACTCAGTTTTGTATTACTTTACATGTAAAGCACGCACTTGAATCTGCTTCAACAAGGTCATAATATTCTCCGCAATTACCATCTGCATAAAGATTATACAATGTAGCGTGGTCGTCTTCAGCTTGACATTCACAAGTAGTACCTAAGAATGTACCCTCTATAGGACATCCACCACTTGGGTTGTAATCTGGATTTGCAGGGCAGCTCGAGTCATTTGGGTATGTAATTGTTGCAGTAGTACAATCACCGTTAGCTACTATATTAACAGTTGTTTCATACTCATCTGTTGTGTTGCCTGGAGAGTTACAAGCTTTATAAAGTAAAGTACCTTCTGAAGGGCATGATTCTGTAGGTGGGCAGTGAACGCAATCTGTACCTAAACTACCACCATCGTAAACACCGCACATACCATCGTTGTATGTAACGAATCTTTCACCGCAAGAAGTAGGTGAAGAATAAGAACATGCATAATTATACACACTACCTGCAGAAGGACATCCCGGATTTACACCGCAACTTGATTCATTATCGTTAGTAACGGTATATGTACCGCAATTTCCATCAGCGTATGTGATAACCTGATTTTGATAAGGTTGAGATGTGTTATTAGGATCTACGCAAGTTACACTTAACTGAGTACCGCTTGAAGGGCATGGTGTGGGTGTTGGTGGTGGTGGTGGTGGTGTAGATGTTGGGGCAGGGGTAGGCGTTGGAGTTGCTACATTATAACACCCAGCAGTAAGGACTGCAATCGGCCCTGGATAAGCACCTAATTGACCATCAGATGGGGTCCAAGTAGTATTTTTAGAAGATCGATCCCCGAACGTTCCATCACCACCCCATTCAAAATACGCAGGCGATGGGCCGCAATCAAAAATACCTGGTGCTGATATAGAAACTGAATCTATAATTGATTTTTCATATGGGCCTCGTGCTGAACTACCATTAATTTGATAACGATACCAGTCTGCAGGAGGTGGTGTTGGTGTAGGTGTTGGTGCTGGTGTTGTATAACCTGGGTTAGTACCACAACCAAGATAACCTGCGTTAGGATAATTAATAACATATGTACCGCAACTACCGTTAGCAAATACGTTATGTTGTGTTAAATACTGATCTGTAGAGTTACCTGGATCTATACAAGATTGAGATATAAGTGTGCCGTTTGATGGACATGGCGTAGGTGTTGGTGTTGGTGTTACGTAAAAACTATTCGGTCCGCAAGTACTATCATTATAAGTTGTTGCAGTATTATATGTACCGCACTTACCGTCGGCGTATATATTGTATCTTGTTTGATATTGGTTTTCTGGATGGGAGCTATCATTTAAGCAGGTATTACCTACATATTGACCATAAGATGGACAAGGTGTTGGTAGCGCAGGACAACGACTGTCATTTGGATAAGAAATTGTATATGTATTACATCTACCTCTTGCCGGATCGTAAGTTCCGTCATAATAAGAAACAGAGTATTCACCGAGGATACCATACCCTGTATATGTACATCCACCGTGTCCTACTGGTGTACCATCAGCAGGGCATGGATTACCTGTAGGGGTCGGTGTGGGAGGGACTGGCGTGGCAGTTGGGGTAGGGGTAGGTGTGTACGTCGGTGGTGGTGGTGTAGGAGTAGGTGGTACTGGTGTTGGGGTAGGAGTGCGTGTTACGTAAGCCGGACAGCGAGAATCACTTGTACTTGTTGCAGTAAATGTACCACACGCACCATCAGCATATGTAGCAGTATAATTACCTAATTGTGTTGAATCGCTATAATAACATGTACCTGAACCTATTTGTGTGCCGTATGCAGGACATGGTGTTAAGGTAGGGGTAGGTGTGTACGTCGGTGGTGGTGGTGGTGGTGTAAATGTTGGGGTAGGGGTAGGTGTGTACGTCGGTGGTGGCGGTGTAAATGTTGGGGTAGGGGTAGGTGTGTACGTCGGTGGTGGTGGTGTAAATGTTGGGGTAGGGGTAGGTGTGTACGTCGGTGGTGGTGGTGTAAATGTTGGGGTAGGGGTAGGGGTATAAGTCGGACGAGGTGTTGGAGTTGGTGTTGGTGTTGGAGTCGGGGTAGGAGTAGGTATATATGGTAAGTTTGGCTTAACACCCTCATCAGATAATAAATCAGATGAATTAAAAAATACTAACTGCCCTTGTGATCCAGACTTAATACCTTCTGCTACTATAAATTGATTGTTGTTAGTACCCCACGCTCTGTTTTTAACTAAATGTAAACTATTAAATACGTAGTTATTACCGGGTGAAACCGGGTTAGCTACTAACCAAGGTGTATATACAACAGGTATTAACGTATAGCGTATTGCTTGAAGACTTGGGAATAATACTGCAGATATAGAAACTGTATTAACTGTTTCACCGCTTGCTGAATTATAAAATGTGTGAGAAAAATTACTTCTACTATCAGTATATTGAGTGCTACCAGTTAAAGCGTCTTGTAATGTACTATAACTATAATTCCTCGTTACAACTGTTGTTTTCTGTGTAGCTTGTTCAAAAATACTATAAGATATGTTACCAATAATGTTTTTACCAAGATTAATAGCGCTTGGTTGAAATACTATTGTAAAAGGAGCATTACCGGTAATTGTTGCAGCACCACCTAAGTCAGAAAGAGGAAATGTATATGTGGTTAGTGACATTAGCTTGGTGTTACTTTATAAGTTATTAAATTGAGTTTCTGGCTCGTATCAAAGAAAGATACAAACGCGACTATATACTTATTGGTATCTTTATTGTAACAAAACACCGGATTCTCCATATACGATACCTTACCCGCTGGATACACATATTCTACATACGTTTCCGCATATAAACTATTAGTTGGATATATTTTTACTCTTTCCCGTGGGTTGTTAAGATCTAATTCATATAGTACCGGCACAATAACACTTGAAAGACCGCTTGTACTGATTAGCGAACCTGCTTTACCTGTAAATGTGGAGGAAAGAACTGTACAAATTGTTATAGTCTTATTATTTGAATCATACCAGTTACCACCATAAAAGACTTGCGCGGTAGGGCTTAAATTACCAATACCAGTACTAAATCCTAATGTTGATATAGGAGAAGAAGATGTAATACCAAGTGTTAGAGGTAAAAAGTTCTGTAACGAATTACCAATACTAAAAGTGTTGTAATCAAATACTATCTTTTCGTATAAAACTTTATTTGTAAGCTGTATAATTAAAGTATCAAAAAATACTTCAAAATTTATTATGTTATTGTTTATTAACTGATTGTATGTAATAGTATCGTTTATATAATTGGTATAAACCGAATTTAATGCTACAGGGCCAGTAGAAATAGTACTATCAATAGTCTTTACCCATAAATTACCAATAGCGTTTGCATCTTGATAGAAAGAATGAGGTGAACTTTGAGGTTTGTATAAAGCATATTGATTACCAAATACATCAGTGTTCCAGGCATATAATGCAGAGCCTGGTGTATAGAGTAAGTTTAAGATTTTAGAATTTAAATCAAAATAACCTATATTTGTTAATTGTGTGGCTGAATTAGTAACAGACCAGGTTTGTTTCTCTGGACCTGTAAAGAATTCGAAATCATAACGTGCATTTATTACACCATTACTATCTGTTTTGAGTGTTTCAAATGCCGATTGGTAAGGTATAAACTTTTGATATGTATCGGAATTGACTATATTACCATCAAAATAATCAGATGTATTGGTAGATTTTACCCAGTTAATATCAACTGTGTGGTTAATGATATTATCTTGGTCCTTTTGGGTTAATCCACGGCCTTTATTATATTTCGATGGATCTATGAACTTGTACGCAGAACCATTTTTAATCTGTGTTACATCTAAGCTATATACTATGTTTTTGGTAAGATAGATTGAAGCACCTAAATTACTCGGGGTGAAATATCCACCTAACTGGCCAGATGTTTTAATTCCATCATTATCATAGGGTAACGTAGCTACTGTAGGGTAGTATCTATTACTTAAATTAGCATACGGGGCAAGTGCTATAACACTTGAAGACACTACCCCACTATTAGTACCAGATAAAACATATTCATTATTCGCTAAATACTTTTGAGATAAAGCATTTAGATAAGAATTTATTTGATCTGCAGTAGTAAAACTATCTACGACTGTTATACCATTGGCCATTAATGTTATTATTTATCATCAAGATATTAACTGCCAACCACTTATTTACAGGTTTATTAACAGCCGCATGTTCCCGGTACATATGTTACACTGTTTGTTGTGTACCAACCATCATAACTCGTAGTTGATGAACCGTGCCAATCAGATGCATAGGCAGCAAAGTTAACATTAGCGTTTGCATACAGTCCGCATAGTTGGCCACAGTATGTTGTATCACTATACGAAGCATATGGACCCCAGTTCTTATTAAAGAAGCTGTTATACGTACCAGCTGTTCCATAGTAGCTATAATACATCTGTTCATCAGCTAAACCAGAAGAACCTGTCCATCCACCGGAACCCGTGTAAGCAGTTGAACTGATTTGTACACCGAAGAACGCATACCCGTTCGGATAACCGTTATACACATAACTAATACTTGTTGAAGGAGCTGCTGGCGGTACTGGTACTGGTGTTGCTGTTGGAGTAGGTGTAGGGGTACGGGTTGGTGTTGGAGTTGGTGGTACTGGAGTTAAAGTAGGTGTAGGTGTAGGAGTAGGAGGAGGTGGCGGTGGTGGTGGTGTTATTGTCGGAGTAGGAGTAGGAGTAGGCGGTACTGGTGTTAACGTAGGTGTAACAGTTGGTGTTGGTGTAATTGTTGGAGTAGGAGTTGGAGTAGGTGGTACTGGTGTTAACGTAGGTGTAACAGTTGGTGTTGGTGTAATCGTTGGTGTCGGAGTAGGAGTTGGTGGTACTGGTGTTGGAGTGGGAGTGAGCGTAGGTGTAACTGTTGGAGTAGGCGTCGGTGTTGGCGACGGACTAAACATGAAAAACGGCTGTATTACGCTCATTTTTTTATTAAGTTACACCTGGTCCAGATATCACAAATGTATTACCACCTACACATAGCACTGTACATATACCGTATTGTGCTAATGTACGATTACCTGTACTTGAAGTACCTGCCCATCTTAAGGTAACAGATGTGCCTTGAGTAATAGTTTGATTACTACCACTATTATTATATATAGTAATTACATTACCATCAGAGAATATACTTGCTGGTATAGTAACACCACCTGTAGTAATATTAATATATTTACCGTTATCGGTAAGCTGTAGTGTGTAGCTTGTTGATTGACTGTTAGAAGGTATTGAGTTTGTACCGCTATAACCTGAAATACCAGAGCCGCTATAACCGCTTATACCACTCCACCCACTAATACCGCTATAACCACTAATACCAGAATAACCAGAGTAACCGCTGATACCAGACCAACCAGAGATACCTGAGTAACCACTGATGCCGGAGTAACCGCTATAACCCGAAATACCGGAATAACCGCTTATACCACTATAACCTGAAATGCCGGAATAGCCACTATAACCAGAGATACCTGAGTAACCACTTATACCAGAAAAACCAGATATACCGCTATAACCACTGTTACCAGAGTAACCTGAATAACCAGAAATGCCTGAATAGCCACTGATGCCGCTAAAGCCGCTGTTACCACTGAAGCCAGAATAGCCTGATATACCTGAAACACCTTGCCCTATAGGTGTACGTAATACCGTAAATACTGAACTACCATTATATTGATAAGCAGCTGTAACAGGAGAAACACTTGAAGTATATGCTGAAACTTGTAATAAAATACGATCTGTAGCAGATAGAGTTGTAATGTTACTTGTAACTGTAGCTAATTTTTGATAAGTTGAAGTTGTATCTGAAACCGTACCAGAATCAGCACTTAATATAAACGTTCCAGTGCTACTGGTGGTCATTGAATACGTATATACACTGAATACAAAATTAGCTGTACCACCTGTTACGTAACGATAAAATTCGACATCCCAAAGACCTGGGGGTATTTCTGTTAAACCAGGCTCTCCAATTGGTGTTAAATACCAGCCGAAAGCTGTTAACCCCGTACTTGAAGTAATTGCTATATAATCGTCGTTAACTGTTGTTCCACCGCCACCTGGCTGTAAAGCCATTACTTCATATGTGGAAGAGTTTTGATCGCTTGCTATTTCTTCTAAAAAGTATGTACGTCCGTATATTGAACCACCTGTTGTACCAGACCAACCTGAAATACCAGAATAGCCTGATATACCACTATAACCTGAATACCCTGAAATACCTGAAGCTGCATAAGCACCTGGTATACCACTAAAGCCTGATATACCTGAGTAACCAGATGTACCAGAATAACCAGAATAACCGCTTATACCACTATAACCTGAAATACCGCTATAACCACTAATACCAGAATAACCTGAAGTACCTGAAAAACCAGAATAACCACTTATACCAGAATAACCAGAATGGCTACTATAGCCTGAATAACCTGAAATACCAGAGTACCCTGAAATACCAGAATAACCACTATAACCTGATGTACCGGAATAACCAGAAATACCGGAATAACCTGAAATACCAGAGTAGCCGCTTGTTCCACTAAAACCACTAAAACCAGAGATACCAGAATAACCACTTATACCGGAGTAACCGGAAGTACTGTTACCGGAGTAACCGGAAGTACCTGAGTAACCGGAATAACCAGAGGTACCGGAATAGCCACTTATACCAGAATAGCCGGAATAACCGCTAATGCCAGAATAACCTGAAATACCGCTAAAACCTGATATACCACTAAAACCAGAGATACCAGAATAACCAGAAGTACCGGTACCACTAAAACCAGAGTAACCAGATACTCCGGAACCTGAATAACCAGACTTACCAGAGATACCCGAGTAACCAGAGATACCAGAAAAACCACTATAACCTGAACTTGCAGCCGCACCAGGTATACCACTATATCCCGAAGGACCGGTTGGACCAGAATAACCAGATTTACCAGAAGTACCAGACCAACCAGATATACCACTATAACCACTATACCCACCTATACCTGCTGTACCAGAAAAACCAGAATAACCAGATGTATTGCCACTATAACCGCTCACGCCTGAATAACCGCTTGTGGTAGCGGTGTACAGCATGTTTGAATTAATTTTTATTAAAGAAGACATAGTTTAGTAGCGTTTTACAATTAAAATAGTATTACCAATTGGCGGTATGTCATTAAACGTTAATGTTTGGTTCTGTACACTAACAGTATAGCTACTATCAGGTGTTTGTGTTACACCATCAATGGTCACCTGATAGTCGCTTGCACGGGAAGAGGTAATATTAGATAACGTGTATGTGGTTGTTGCACCATCTGATATAAATGTCCAATAAGTTGGTAAAGTGGTTGTCATTGAAAGAGAGTTTGTTGTAGCTACTGCTGCTACAGCCTGAGATATTAAGTACTCTTCTGGAATATTATATTCACCAGCATTATAAAATGCAGCTGAAGCCTCAGATGTAGTTGTAGTAGTATATGTATTTATCGAGACAGATGGGTCTCTATCAAAGTAATTGTTTGTATCGTAAAGCTCTTCTATCTCTATACTAAATTGAGATGATACAGTATTTAAATAAGGTAAAGAAGTTAAAATATCCGGGTTTGTTATAGTAAAACCGTTTAATATAATACCATCTGGGGTAACCTTACGAGTGAAAGCAGTTAAGAGGTAATTGTAGAAAAGTCTTTCTAAAGAAGTGCTTGTGCCTGTGAGATTATTTTTAAGTTTAGTATAAGATATATGATTACGTTTATTGGCTAAATAAACAGATATGTCTTTTAATCTACGAGCATAAGCAGTAATAGTAGCCTGTAAGCTTATGTTATCATTAATGTTTACCTCACTAAAAAATGTTTGTTCTTCAGGTGTACGAGCAACTATACCTAAAGTTTGTAAAAATGTTTGATAATAATTTTTTACATAATTAACTGAAACCGCATTTGATAAACCCTTGTTTACGTACCAGCTGGTTACATAAGCATTGTATTGAGCGGTTAGATCCGAAGATGTTATGTTGTTATTACGTATTCTCCAGTCTTGAAACGAATAAGGCTGGGTTGAATCACCACCACCAGATACACTGGAGGCACTTGCTAATGTACTAATTGTATTAAAAACTGGCATATTATTGTTTAATTAACCCCAATCCTTGATGCATATAATAGTTATAAATTGACTCTAAGATACCACCATCTTTTACCCAGTCTGCATGATTTGTTCCAGATAATTCAGATAACGTGGTATACGGGTCATCCCAACTAACTAAACCTTCAACTTGTTGACCGTCTACTTGTCCGTTATATACAAAGAATCTATAATTTTGAGATACTGGTGTCTGTAAACCCCAACCGAAGAACGCACTTAAAGGATAAGCTGTTAAAGGATAAGATGAAACAGGATATGCTTTAGTAGGTAAAAGATTACCCAAGCCACGTGCTGTAACACTACTGTAGCTCGTAATCTTAGGTACCTCTATTAGCTCAAAGTTTTGGGAATTAAACAAATCATTAGCTACTATTTTCTGCCCGGCTGAAACAATAGTAGTGTTAATAATATACTCTGATAGTATACCGCCTAAATTAGGTAATCCAGCGCTTAACGAAAAATTACGTGCATATTGGGATCTTGCACCCCACACGACACTTTGTTGGGTGGTATACATATCTACTACTCTACGCAATGTAGGCGGAATATCGTAATTGTAGTTATCAAGTGTTAAGCCTAACGATTCAGCCTGAGAATAAAAACTATTAACATTAGCAGTGTTTAAATCAGCTATATTTTTTACATAATTAGCGATTCTTTCATACACTACACCACCGTACGTATCATCATTCGTAGCACTGGTACCGGCAACTGCAGCTAAGTAGTTATCAAACAGTACTGTATTTTGATTAATTGACGGTTGTAAAGCATAGGATTTTAATTGTGCACTAAAATCAAAATTGCCATTAATCTTACGAGCAAAATATGTATTATCGAAGTCTACTACGTAGAACACCGGGCTTACACCTGCTATACCATAACCACCTACCGAATTAGGTTGATTGGTAATATAGCGAAGTGTAGCAGCTGATGCACAAGGTATAAGTGTTGGGTTATAGCCTGCAGACACACTCGGTGTAAGATCTGTAGTATATGCAAAGCCACTATAACTCGGGGTAGTTAAATTGTATACGTTTAATGTAGCAGCCCCTACTGTATAAGGTGTAAAAGTACCAAGATAATAACCACCTGCATCTCTACCATTAAGATCAAATCTTGTTATCGTGTATTGTAAAGAGTTACCTGTTAAACCTGTTGTACTTAAATTAAATGATGCACTACTTGCAGAAGTATAATTGGTAGAAGATAATGAAACCTGGAACGAATTACCCACATTAGTAGTACCTGCATTAAGTGGGTAGTTAAACAGAGAAACATTCGATAAAAATGCTGCGGTACCAACAGCAGACGGACTCTTTATCATTGTTACAAATTGACTTTCAACACCTGGCCAATATGTAGTGTTTAATGGTATAGTACCGTTTAATGTTACATTTACGTGATCAGGTAAGAAGCGCTGTACATAATAATATGATGATAACGCAACTAAAGAATTTGAATACGAAGGTACATCAATGTAATCTGGTCCAGGTAAATTAGGTACGTATGTAGTATCTAATGTAACCCATATAGTAGTTGGGTTAACAGATTGATAAGGTACAATTACACCACTAACGGGTGTGGATGAAACCTTTACAGAAGGTATATCGTCTATATAGTAAAAATTACCAGAACCTGAAAGACCTACTAATGTACCGTTAGGATTATAATTACCATTAGCATCAATTATAATAGGTGTACTACTAATTGGTTGGTAATTAGTAATAATGGTACCTTCATCTAAAGGATTAGCAGAAACTGTAGTAAACCGCCAAGCCGGGCGCAAATCTGATGTCTGCGTTTGTTCAATTTCCGTATAAGGTTGAGATAAAGAGCCTTGAGAGTATAAACGAAAGTTTAATGCGCTGTTATTGAGTATACTTGTATAGTAATTGAATGTAAGTGGTACAGGACCTGAAGTAGGAGTACCAGACTTACATCCTTGATAACCAAAGAAGCAAGCACCAGCAGACAACTGCCCTACCATGATACTGTTCCAATTAGTATAATCCCAGGCTAACGTATCTTTAACGAAACTAACCGCTGTAACTAATACAGAAAATGTTGATGGTGGTATGTTAGTAGCATTATTGAATAGTGCTACTTTTACTTCATAAATACCTGGCCAATTATAAATGTGAGTAGGAGAATAATCTGTACTATATGTACCATCACCAAACCACCACATTAAACTATAGGTTGATGTTACTGCTGCAGGCGTGATACCAGCAGAAGCAGGAAACGTGAGTGAATAACTGAAAGGAGTAGCTAAAGTAAAGCCACTAAGTGAACTGTTTGATCCACTAACCGTAATACCTTGAAGAACACTTAGCGGGGTAGCCATATTAGAAGTTTACTATTGATGCGTTTTGAGATACTTCTTGTTGTACTACAACACGGGAGAGTAGCTCAGTAATATCATTTAAATATACTGTTTGGAATGGCTGTACAGTGAATGTTTTTGAGGTTGATGTAATATCGTTGTTTGGATAAGATGGGTTATATACAATTAATGACACACCATTAACTGTTTCTGTACCGTTTATTGTTTGTACTGATTGTACATCAGTTAGAGCTAATATACTACCGGTAATATCTGAAACATTAATTGTACATCCTAAAGTTAAACTGGAAGGATTGAAATAAGATTCAAATATAGATTGTATATTGCTTTGTATTACGCTTACCGGTGTTTTAGCACCACGTTTCAACGTAATCACTAATTGAGAGTTGGCTATGTCGCTTGCTGTTACAGTAGTACTAACACCTGTACCTGTTGTTACTGCCAAGTACACTGGGTCCATTACAATAACTTCAGATGTTAAACTCTTTTTATCAGTAATAGTAGAAATGATTAATTGTTTTTGAGCTGGTGTAAGATAGTTTATATAATTGTTAGTTAAAAGCTTTGTAGCTTTAGGTAAAACATATACATATACATTATTAAAGTTACAAGCATCAGCAAAAGCCATTTGATTGTAAAGCACTCTATAATCAACTCCTGGGTTAGTTAGACCAATATTATAAAGATACTGTAAATGTCCATTTACATAGTCATTGTTGCTTAATACTGCTACATCGTTTATAATGTTTGCAAAATTAGCTTTAATATATGACTCATAGTCTGCAGAAGTTACTACCCTGTACTGAGACTTGTATGAAGCTGGAGCATTAGAGCGAATACTATCTACTGATTCAATATCTGTAAATGTAGTAGAAATGTTAGTATTAGAGAATTGTAGATTTAGAATGCTTACATCATCTAATAGATTTAAATCACTACTTGTGACTTGAGGCTGTATTTGTGCAAATTGGCCGGTAGTGTATAATGCAGCGCTTTGACCATTAATAGCACCAACACCCACCTCTCCTGTTGTACCTGCTGATTGTAAATAGTATATTGCTACAACATCACCAACATCTAATTGAGCACCGTTAATGTTATCACCGAATTTAAGTTCGTAATTCTTATTACTGTTTAAACGTATTTCGTATGTGGTGTCAGTGGCGTTTTGTAGATAAAGAGATTCAGTCTTTGTCCATTTTGTCCATTCTCCAGTAGAATTGGTTTTCTTTACATATACATCAATATTAAAATGATCTATAATAACATTGGTACCTGGAATTAAATAAACAATTTCATTAGCTTCACCGCGTGCCGTGTAAAGCGGGTACTCTATATAGCTACCCTGATACAACAAGTACTGATTACCTACAGTTGTTAGTTCTTCTGTAACACCAGAAAGCACTCTTGTAAAAGTAATGTCTTCATTGAATGAATACGTTGCATTACCTGCACGGAGTAAAGTATAGCGAGGTATTGTATAGTAGCCTGGAGCTAAATTTGGTCCTGCTGAAACTGAAAATGATAAAGTAGAAGTTTGTGCACCGATTGGAGCGTAGTTTAGAATCTTAACTATACGATTCATGTTTTCGTAAAGCTGAGCTTCACTAAACAAGGATTCGGTTGCTGTTTGATTCTGATAGTATAAAAGAACGTGGAAAGCGTATGCTATAATGTTATTAATAGCCGTAATATTAGAACCTTCGTAGTTCTGGTCTGTAATAATGCCGCTGTTGTTTAAACGACTTGTAATAAAGCTTCTTAATGAAAGAGCATCAAATGCTACGTATTCATTATTTGCTATATTAAGATCTTTATTGTCTGAAGCTGTATTCATCGTTATGTTAGAAGTGTAAACCCGCTTTTGTCTAAAACACCCGGTAAGATGATTTGTTGATTAAGAGCTGGTATCAAAATACTTAATACAATAGTAAAGGTTTGCTCGTCTTTATTGACAGTTATGTTAACATTCTGGACTTGTACTCGTGGTTCAAAATTACTAACGTTATCCATTATATGATTACCTATTAGGTGAGCGGTAGCATTAGTAGCTGGTTCAAACACAAATTGCACCAAATTTAATCCATATTCGGGATTTAATAAGTTTTGACCAGGAATTGTATTAAATAGGTTAGTAAGAGAGTTAGATATTGCATCACCGTCATAATCAACCTGTACATCTCTTACTATAGGGTCGGCAAAATCCAAGTGTACATCCACATAGTTATGCTTTTTAGTAGATACTACCTTCTGTAGACCGTTAAAACTAATAGATGGCATGTAAATTACTTAGGAACAAAGTATAAAAACATAAGTAATAATATACATTTTATGAAGAACAGTAAGTTTATCCCTCTATATGAAACTATAACGGCTCGCTATAAAGAAGGCGCTGGGTTCTTGGAGGGTGATATTATTAAGCTTAAATCCAATTATAAGAGCTTAGACGCTTTTAAAGAACTAAACGAGACAGTAAAAGCACGTATTGAAGATGCAGAAAAAACAGGTTACAATTTGCGTGTGGCTCGTTTACACACACCTAATAACCAATACGGCTCATATGGTTATATTCGCTTACCTGCTACACATGCAGATATTTATCAAGAAAAAGCTCCAGGCTATTTCAGTAACATTACTACTGTTCCATTATCTATTATTGAAGCAATTGACACAGGTGTAAATCTTGCTCCTATTTCACAAAATAATAGACGCGACAATGGAGAGAATCAAAAACCACAAAAGTGGAAATCCAATAAAGACACTCCAGAAACAAAAGAACAAAATCATTTAGGTCATGATGAAAATTGGGTTAAGAATGGTAATTACGAGTTAGCAGAAAAGAATAAAAAACCAGGCGTCGGTGCAAACGACTATGATGATACAAAGCCTTCTACTGGTTATAAGCCACTTCCAAAGAATAAACTAAAGCCAAAAACATTAAAAGAATCAGAACAAGCTTTAGATAGCCTCTATATACACATTTTACGAGAAGACGGTAATGAAGAAGAACGAGTTGAAGAAGATGTTGGTATGATGAGTTCTAATGCAAATATGGGAGAAACAGAAAACAATAAAGAAGATTACGACATTTACGCTTTTGAAAAAATGGCTCTTGCTGGTGCAAAACCAGGTATGTCTGAAGATGAAGTACTTAGCTTAGCATTTACAAATATTGAAAATTGGGCTATGGCGACTCGTAAAGTTGATGCAAGAAAAGCAGAAATTATTGCAGGCAATATACTTTATTATACGAATGATGGCGATGGTGCTTCAGAAGTAGTAACGTATTATGGTCATATGTTTCCAAAAACAGCAACTATTGCTGAAGAAATTTGCCCTATATGTAAAAGAGATGTTTGTCAATGTAATGAAATGGAAATGATGGGTAATGACATGGAAGCCCCGTGCCCTAAGTGTCATACAAACCCATGCACTTGTTTAGAAGAAGTTTACGATGAATCAGATCTAAAGCACCATGTAAAAGATGAATGCTGGAACATGGAAGAAAACAGATTAGTAGATGAGTGCTGGGGTGAAGATGGATCTGTTAAAGAAGAGTGCTGGGCAAGTTCTTCTAATGCAGAACCAGCACCAGCTCAACAATTAACTGGCCAAGAAGCAGGCACCCGTGAAGACGGTCCTATGGAAGAGTCAGAACAAGTAAAACGTGCTTACCTACCAGGTGGTCATCCAAAAGATGGTGTGACTATTAAAGCTCACCCAAACTCTTACCTATCATAATTGACTTAAAGCAATAAGACAGCTAAAGAAATTGATTTCTTGATCCATTACTAAAGCTGATCGATACAGATATTCAGAGACTTGCAGCAATGCAAGTCTTTTTTTATCCTCCTTCATTGAGCTTTTATAAACAGAATTAAACAAATCTTTCATTAACTTTGGGTAATCATTACCAAAGGATTGTTCTGATTCTATAACGAACTTACGTATAGACATTAAATCTTCTTTATCTTCAATTTTACTAAGGATATCTTGGGCGAATCCCTCGTTATTAATAACGTCTTGTATAACGAGCTTATTATCAATAACGCTGCGTTGTATGTAGTTAATAATTCTACGTAAATCCGGATAGTAATAACGAATAACTTCTTTGATACGTTCTACTTGACCAGCTTCAATAGCTATTTTTTCTTGCTGTAGTATATACTTTATTCGTTTAGCATATTCTCCAATAGGAGGAGTAAAATCAGTGAAAACTTGACATCGAGACTGAATCGGTTGGATAATACGATGTAAATAGTTGCCAGTGAGGATAAAACGGGTATTACCAGCATACTCTTCCATAACATTACGCAGAGCTCTTTGACCGGCATCAGTAAAGTTATCAAACTCGTCCAGAAAGATAATCTTAATTTTGCCATCCAGGCTCTTAGTTTGAGCAAACGAAAGAATAGAGGATCTGACTTCGTCGATACCGTTCTTTTCGCTCGCGTTAATGTAGAGGTACTGTGCATCGAGTAATTCATTTATAATAACTTTAGCTAATGTAGTTTTACCGGTACCCGGGTTACCTACAAGTAATAGGTTAGGTATTTCTTCTTTTCGTTTACATTCTTCTACAAATGCACGTAAAGACTCAGATAGAACCATATCGGCTAATTTAGTTGGCCGGTATGCTTCTACCCATATATTCATTAACTGTTCGTTAATTGTCATTATTTCTTTTTAGGTTTAACCGAGAAGCCACCGTCGTTATCTGCTACAATTGTAACCTCTGTAGGTGAAAATGCACTCATTTTGTTGTTATATGTTGTAACAGCATCAACTGCTTTATCAGAAGCACCGAAGCCCTTTTCACCACGAGTGGTTTCACTTACTTGATCTGTCCATTCAATATCAGCTTGAACTAAAGGATAAACAATGAGTTGAGCAATCTTATCACCAACTTTAAACGTCTGGTCTTCTGTACCGAAGTTATAGAGCTTAATACCCATATCACCTCTATAAGGGTTATCAATGATACCGAAATGAGGAAAAATATGTTTCTTAAAACCTACACCAGAACGACCCTCTACACGGATCCAATAACCTGGTGTAACGTAACCTAATTTAAGACCTACAGGTACTACTGCATAGCCCTTAGCGGGTACAGTAACTTGCTCAACTGCTGTAAGATCTATACCAGAATCACCTGTATAAGGGTCTGAATGATTAAACTTTGGTAGCACAGCTAAATCGTGTGTCTTTACGAATTTAATGTTAACTGGGAATGACATAATGACGTAGTATATATTAAGAGCTTGATAACTCAACTGCTTGCCTAAATATTCTTAGTGAATCCACCATTACCGGACAAAAATTCCACAGACAATCAATCCGTTATCGATCAAATCGATGCTGTTATAGCTGGATTGAACACACCTGAAGAATCTAAAGAAAAGGTAGAAGATAATGTACCAGTAAAGACTACTGCTATACCACCAAAAACAAACGAAGAAATGCAAACGTTTGTATTACAGCACTCTGCTGAATTGGTGGAAAATAGTGTTAAGAGTATAATGGAATTACAAAAACTAACAGTAGCTACTGGTGATCCTGAAATGATGGCAGGGTTAGCAAGCTTAATAGCTGCAAGTACCGGTGCTATTGAAACTGTCAACAAAATACATTTACAAGCTAAAAAGGCAGATACTGTTAAAGAGCTTAAAAAACTTGAAATCGAAGGTAAGAAAGAAATACAACGTCTTAAGAATGACGGGTATCTCAATTTACCTCAGGGTAACACTAACATATTAGTAGCTACCCGAGAAGAGATTATAGCTCAATTAACCGGAAAAGCAAAAGCTAAGGTAACAGATACTAATGTTATTGAGTTGTCGGCGGGGTAGTTTTTAGAGTCTTTTTAAGTTTAGACCCGTGAGATTCCCAAATTAGTAGTAATACTACTACACCTACAACACTACCAATTACCCATATAGGTACAGTAGCAGCTACATATGCTAACGCTAAACAAGCTAATGCGCCAATACCCATACTAATACTCTTTAACAGTATAGCAAGTACCAAGAATAGTATACCTACCCCTACCAAGGCTTTAATAATATAACCTAACATTTCTGCTTTTTGATTGGCTTTAGCAATTGCTAATTGATCTGCAGCTTCTCTTTTTAATCGCGCAAGTTCAGCGTCCTTTTCAGCCTGTATTTTATTAATAGTGACTTGTTGTGCTTGTCTTAGTTGTTCTTTTTCTTTTTCTTTTTGGGCAATTAAAGCCTCTGCATTATCTAACTGAGATTTTTGAGATATAGCTAATTCCACCTGCGCATTGTATTTGAGATATAATTGATCTATAGTTTTTGTTTTTTCATCATCTACTTCTTTAGCTATAGCTGTCTTTTGTTCAGGAGTAGTCTTATCTGTACGGTTCATTATTTCTTTTGAACGTAAGTGAGCTATAAGTGTGTTAATGTCTTGTTTCTTCTTCTCTTGAGTAACAATGTATATACCGTAATTTAATTCTCCTATTTTTGCAAAATTAGCGTCATCTAATTTAGTTCTATCATCGTATGCTTTCTGTAAACCATCTCTAAACTTAGCATATTGTAATTCCATTTCTTTACGTGCTGCTTCAACTTTAGCATTAGCTTCTGCTGCAGCATCAACTTGCTTTTTGGTGTCCTCTGCTTTCACTACAACCGCTGCAGACGTAGTTGTGTCTACTTTAGGTGTATTGAATTTAGGAAGGCCTAAACACCCTGCAAAAAACAAGGATGTTAATACTATTACAAAATACTTTTTCATATTAATACTTACAATAAAAAAGGGGAGAGATTTCTCCCTCCCCCACGTACCTTGCCAAGTTGTTAATCAATATCAATAACCTTTTTGCCACCAGACTCTACCTTATTTTTTGGAAAGGTTAGAGTAAGGACACCGTCTTGTTGTACGGCTTTAGCTTTGTCAAGATTAAACGTATTAGCGACAGTAAAACTGCGACTAAAGGTCTCTTCTTGGGTTCCACCTTTATGGATAACCTTACGAGCTCCTTCAATCGTTACAACTCTACCTTCTACTGTAACGTTTGTTTTATCTTTAGGTACACCGGGAAGATCCACCTCTACGGTGAGCTCGTCCCCTTCTTTAAACCGTACAGTATCTCCTGTACGGCTGACGTCACCCCAAAAGAAAGGGTGATCGAACGGATCCCTGTTGAATAGTTGTTCAACGAGAGATGTTGGTCTGTATGCGCTACTATTGTAGTTAGTTAGTTTCATAGCAATAATAATTATTGTTCTTTTCTAAAAAAATCAATAATTTTTTGGACATCATCACTACATTTACTACACCTGTCCGCACAATTACAATACTGTTGCAAGCCTTCTATAGAATTTATATCTTCGTGTTTATCAACAAGATGTATAATTTCTTTATACGAAATATTATTGCAAACACAGCGTGTATTATCTAACTCAAGCCCCATTACGACTCGCAATTTGAACAGGTTAATATCGAACGAGCAAGTTCTTGAGCTGGATTAGCAGAGCGTTGATAGTAAAGACTCTTAATACCGTTCTCCCAAGCAAATACTATTAACTCGTTGACATCTTTTGGTTTAGTGTTAGGTGGAATCATTAGGTTTAATGATTGACCTTGATCAATATACTTTTGACGAGCTGCAGCTTGAATTACTATTTCTTTTTGGCTAATTTCGCCGAAAGTTTTGAATACAGCCTTTTCTTCTGGGGTGAGAAACTCTAAGTGTTGTACAGAACCACCTTTTACGAGAATGGACTTCCATACCCCCTCTGTATTCTTTTTCTTTGTTTCAAGTAAAGCTTCAAGATAAGGGTTCTTATACGTAAACTTACCTTTAGCTAAGTCTTTTACAAAGTAGTTAGAGTTGAGAGGCTCAACTGAAGGAGAAGCTTGACCGAGAATAAACGAACTGGAGGTAGTAGGCGCTACAGCTAATGTAGTTACATTGCGGCGACCGTAACCTTTAAGTAAAGGTGGTTCACCATATTCTACAGCCATTTGAGCTGTAGCAGCATCTGCTTTCTTACGAACAAAACTCCATATTTGAGTATTAAGTAGCTTTGCTTCCATTGTTTCAAACCCAATCATCTTGGATTGAAGGTATGTGTGCCAACCAAGAGCACCGATACCGAGCGCACGCTGATTAATAGCAAAGTTTCTTGGGTGTACCATGAACTTCATTTTCTCGGTCTTATTAATAAACTCAGTCATTACAGCATCAAGGAAGTATACTAATGTTTCTACTGCATCGGTATTCTTCCAGTTGTCCCATTGCTCAAAGTTAAGAGAAGACAAATCACAAACGAACGATTCTTCGTTATCGTTTGATAGCATAATCTCCGTACAGAGATTACTTTGGTTAATCTTAATGTTCTTGTCTTTATATACCTGTGGTGCTTGATTATTAGCATTATCAGTAAAGAAGATATAAGGATAACCAGACTCGAAACGCTTTTTAATAACTAAACCCCAGATACGACGCTTTTCTTTATCACCATCAAGCATAGACTTCAACCATTCATCGGTTACACAAACACCGATAGAAAGATTTTGTATGTCGTCTCCATCACTTCTAATCTTTAAGAACTCTTCAATATCCTTATGATCGATAGGTAGGTACGCAGCAAATGAACCTCTACGCACGTTACCTTGCGAAATATAATCAGTTAACGATTCAAATACAGTTAATTGATGATGTACACCAGTAGATTCACCACCAGACGAGATTGGGGTACCACGTGCACGTATTTTACCAAAGTAAGCAGATGTACCACCGCCTGCTTTTGACATAGTACCTATTTCTGAAATCTTGTACAGAATGGCATCCATATCATCGTCAATGTATGAACCGAAGCACGAGATAGGTAAACCGCGATTACGACCGAAGTTTGACCAGATAGGAGAAGCTAAGGAATAAAAACCTTGGTGCATATAGCTTTCAAACTTATCTGCAAAACCTTTCAACTTAAGATAATCTTCAGCTGTCTCAGCTATATCTCTTATACGCTTTTCGGCAGTTTCTCCGTCCAGGAGATAACCACGTTCAAGGAACTTGCGGGAGTCGCTATTCAGCCAGTAAATGTTCTTGTTACTCATAGTTATAGTGTTTATAGTGTTTATAGTGTTTATATTATATTATTTTTGTTAATTTTCAAGAAATAGCTTCGCTTCTTTTCGTTTTTGCCAAGCTAATCTCAACTTTTCTCTTGTTGCTTCATTATGTTTTTTGCCAAACATACCGTTATTAGCTCCCTTGCTTTTTTCTCTATGCTTCTGTCTTGTTTCTTCACTTATAGGGTTCAATTTATGCACTTCTTTCATTTTTTCAGAGTGCTTTCTTCTATTCTCTTCATTCCACCAAGTGGCGTTATGTTGCTTTATGCGTTCAATCTGTTCCGCTGTATGCCAGGACGTGTATCGGCTTTTACGCGTTGCAACCATTTTATTGTAAACATCTTTACTTCTTGTTCTCTTTTCCTGATTTTGCTTTTCAACAGTTTCTTGCGATTTCGGCTTTCTCATTTTTAGCTTTGTATGTTCAGACAGCTTATACCCTCCCTTATTAACAAAGTTCTTTCCTCCATTATGTCTGTTATAAAACATTGGATGCTCAGCCGCATTTACTTTTGTCAAGAATTTCATTTCGTATGTCAAAGCTTCTTCTGGTGTTGTAAAGTGTTTTATTCTAATTATTTCAAATGCACTCAGTCCATCTTTTTGAATTAATCTCTTAATAATATCAGATGTTGTCTGGTATCCCTTTTCAGTCATAAAATTAAAAGAATTAGCTTTTGAGTTTATCTTACATCCTGCATAATACTTTTGTGTGGGTATATGTCTTATTATATAAAAATATGGTTTTCTCATCTTTATTATTTACATCACACGACCTATAGAATATCAATTTATTCACCGAATAACGCATCTTCGTCAAAACATTGTGACTTTTTAGAGTATTCAACGGGCCTGGACGAAAAAAAGTCAACCATATTATTACCTAACAGCTCTTCGCTAAACCACGCTGTTTCCTTTAGTAACTTTGTATCCGTTTCAAATACTTCTGGAAAACCAATACCCTTGAGAGATTCGTTAATACGGTCTTTTACAAACTCTTTAAGATGAGCTGCAGTTAATCCGTCTTCATTGATGCCGTTAACCATCCAATCGATAATCTTTGCTTCGCTTTCATATGCTTCTTTAGCTTCAGCAAGAATTCTTTCTGTAAGCTCTTCATCAAAGAGTTCTGGGTGTTCTTCTCTAATAGTGTTAATAA